TTGAATTTCTTCTAATTTCATAATCACCTACTCAAACAAATATCACATATTATAATATGTGATATTTGTTTGAGTAGGTGATTATGAAATTAGAAGAAATTCAACAACTGTGGGAAAGTGATTCAACGATAGACAGAACTGAGTTAGGAGAAGAGAGTTTAAAGATACCTCAACTTCACTCTAAGTACTTCAAAATCTTCTCAGCAGAAAGAATGACTCTCAGAAAAATAGAGTCAGAGCTTAAAGTACTACACAAACAAAAATTTGAATATTATAGCGGAACTCTCGATGAACAAACAATGAGAGACAACGGATGGGAACCAAATCCCCTAAGAATACTAAGAACTGACCTTCCAATGTATCTAGAGAGCGATAAAGAGTATTCAACAATACTGCTTAGAATTGAAATGCAAAAGGAGAAGATCGATTTTCTCGAGTCAATTATCAAAAGTTTATCCACAAGAGGCTACCAGATTAAGTCAGCAATCGAGTGGGAAAAGTTTAAAGTGGGTGCATGAGTAAACTCGTAATCGAAAAGATCAACGATGTTTACATAAAGGTTGACTGTGAACCAGACATTGCATATGAGCTAAACGATTACTTTACGTTTACCGTACCCGGTGCAAAATTTATACCCTCTGTCAGAAACAAGTTCTGGGATGGTAAAATTAGATTGTTCAATGCAGCAACAAGAAGAATATATGCCGGACTCAAGCTACATCTGGAGATATTTGCTCGAGAACGCAATTATGAAGTCGATTATCTAGACCCAAACCAATTTGCTCAAGAACAGTTTAGCATCGAAGAAGCGCAAGACTATGCTAAGTACATTTCAATAAATATTCCTCCAAGAGACTATCAGTTAGAAGCGTTTACACACGCTATACGGAGTAAAAGAGCAGTTCTGCTCTCACCAACTGCATCAGGCAAATCGCTTATCATATACATGCTGTCAAGATGGTATAATCAGAATGCAGACAGAGTATTGATTGTTGTACCTACTACTTCACTTGTTCACCAGATGGCATCAGACTTTATGGAATATGGTCTACCATCACAAGATTCTGTTCACAAGATATTTTCAGGACAAGAAAAAGATACAGGAGCTGCATTTGTAATTACTACCTGGCAATCGATTTACAAAATGCCTAAGCAGTGGTTTGAGCAATTCAGTACTGTAATAGGAGATGAGGCTCACCTATTCAAAGCAAAGAGCCTGACCGGTATCATGGACAAATTAGTTAATTGTCCACACCGATTTGGATTTACAGGGACTTTAGATGGCACTCAAACACACAAGCTCGTTCTCGAAGGACTTTTTGGACCAGTTAAAAAAGTCACAACAACAGCAGAACTCATCGAGAAAAAACACCTCTCAGACTTTAAAATCAAAGCCATCTGCCTCTCTTACTCGGATGAAACGAGGCAGAGGGTAAAGGCATACACGTATCAAGATGAGATTGATTTTATCGTTACTAATGATGATAGAAACAAATTCATTGTTAATTTAGTCAAATCCCTTAAAGGCAATTCCTTGCTCCTTTATCAATTTGTTGAAAAGCAAGGGAAACCGTTGTATAATATGGTACAGAGCGTGTCTGACAATGTATACTATGTTTCAGGAGATGTGGATGGTGTAATCAGAGAAGATATTAGACAAGCTGTTGAGCAATCAGACAATGCTATAATTGTTGCATCGTTTGGTACATTCTCTACAGGGGTTAACATTAAGAACTTGCACAATGTTATATTTGCTAGCCCTTCTAAATCTAGAATACGCAATCTACAATCAATAGGCAGAGGTCTTAGAAAAGGAAATAATAAAACGTCTGCTACGTTATATGACATCTCTGATGATTTAAGCTGGAAGTCAAGAAAAAACCATACTCTGTTGCATTTTGCAGAGCGTATCAAAATTTATAACGAGGAGAAGTTTGACTATAAGATCTATACAGTCAAGCTAAAAGAAACATGCTAATTCTACTCAAACTATCAAGTGGCGAAGAAGTTGTTGGGTATCTTAAGAATGAAGATACAAACGGATACATCATTGAAAATCCATTGAAGGTGATGTATCAAATTAGAGGTCCTTCTAGAGGTCCTATTGTATATCTTCATCAGCTAATGCCTTTTGCAGATGGAGCTGCAGTAAACTTTCCAAAACAACACGTATTGTTCACAGCTAACCCTAAAAAGGGACTGCACAACTATTATAACTCGGTGCTAGTTGAACTTACAGAAGCCAGTGATATGATCGACGAACAATTGTCTGACATTCCTGATACACCAACTGATGCGGCTATAGAAGAAGAAAAAGATATGTTGTTAGCACTGTTACAAAAACAACAAATGGGGAATAATTCTATTCATTGATATGGCTCAGAAAAATTATGTAAACAACGCACAGCTTTATCAAGAAATGATAGAGTACAAAAGACAAGTAGAAGAAGCAAAGACTAATAACAAGCCAAAGCCTCAGGTATCAAAATATATTGGGGAATGTATTCTTTTAATTGCAAACAGATTATCAATGAAACCTAACTTTATGAATTATTCATACAGAGAGGAAATGATATGTGATGGGATAGAGAACTGTTTAATGTATATAGATAATTTTAATCCAAATAAAACAGACAATCCATTTGCTTATTTTACACAGATCATATACTTTGCCTTTATACGTCGAATAGGGAAAGAGAAAAAGCAGATGTATATTAAACACAAGTCGTATGAAAATTGTCTTGTCCATAATACGCTTTCAGACTATAATGACTTTGATGATGATGGAATGAGACCTTCATCATTTGATTTTGATAATCAAAACTCAGCAGAATTTATCAGAAACTTTGAAACGAATCTAATAAACAAACGAAAAAAAGCAAAGAAGCAGGGACTTGAAAAATTTATTGAGGAAGTAGATGAAGATAGCACTGATAACTGATACTCATTATGGAGCAAGAGGGGATAATCCTCACTTCTCAAAATACTTTGCAAGGTTTTATAACGAAGTATTCTTTCCATATCTAGACAAGCATGATATTAAAAACATTATTCATTTGGGGGATGTGTTTGATAGAAGAAAGTTTATTAACTTTTTGTCACTAAAAGAATGTAAGGACTATTTCTTTGACCAGATCGTTAGTCGTGGAATTACTGCTCATATCATAGCAGGTAACCACGACACATTCTATAAGAATACAAATGACGTTAATGCTCTCGACCTTCTTCTAGAAGGATATGAGAACAATATTACTTGTTACAGTACACCAGAAGAAATTGACTTTGATGGAACAAATATTTTACTCATGCCATGGATTTGTTCTGGTAACTATGCATCGTCAATGAATGTACTGGAAAATACTAATGCCCAGATCGTGTTTGGACATTTTGAGATCTCCGGATTTGAAATGCACAAGGGTTCCTATTGTGACTCTGGATTCAAGACATCGATCTTTGAGAAGTTTGATTTAGTTTGCTCAGGACATTTCCATCATAAGAGCACAAACCAGAATATTAATTATCTTGGAACAGCCTATGAGATCACCTGGGCTGACTATAATGACCAAAAGGGATTCCATATATTTGATACTGATACAAGAGAATTGACTTTTGTACCTAATCCTATTAAGATGTTCCACAAGGTCCACTATGATGATCTGAATAAAGAACTCGCAGAAATCATCATTACTGACTTCAGCTCCTATAAGGATAGCATTGTCAAGGTTATTATCAGAAACAAGATGAATCCATTGTGGTTTGATATGTTCATTGAGAAGCTCGAGGCAGCTGGCATTATTGATATGCAGGTTGTTGAAGATCACTTGAACCTTAATCTCGAAGATGACTCAGACATTGTGAATGAAGCAGAAGATACTCTAACTATCCTTAACAACTATGTGGATCAGCTTGAGCTAAAAGCTGACAAGACTAAGCTCGAGAACTTGCTTAGAAATCTCTATACCGAAGCAATTAACCTAGAAACTATTTGATATGTTATTTTTCAAGAAGATTCGCTGGAAAAACTTTTTAAGTACCGGCAACAGCTTTACTGAAATAGACTTCACACGAAACAAGTCTACTCTTATTGTAGGAGAGAATGGTGCTGGCAAGTCTAGCATTCTAGACGCTCTTACTTTTGCATTATATGGTCGTCCATTCCGCAAAATTAACAAGCCACAACTAGTTAATTCTATTAATGGTAAACATTGTGTTGTTGAGCTTGAGTTTAGTGTAGCACAACGAAACTATAAAATTGTTCGTGGCATCAAGCCTGCTGTCTTTGAAATCTATCATGACGAACAGCTAATCAACCAGAACGCAGAAGCAAGAGAATATCAAGATATGTTTGAGAGAAACATCCTCAAGCTAAACTTTAAGTCGTTCTCGCAGATTGTTGTTCTTGGCAGTGCATCGTTTGTTCCGTTCATGCAGTTGCCTGCAGCTCATAGAAGAGAGGTGATTGAGGACCTTCTAGACATTGGTATCTTCTCTACTATGAATGTCCTGCTTAAGGATAAGGTAACAACAAATAAAGCAGATATTCAGGACAATGACTATAATATTAGAAACATTGCAGATAAGATTGAACTGCACAAGAAGCATGTTGATTCGTTAAAGCAAAACCAAGACGAGCTAATTCTACAAAAGAAAGAAAAAATCGTAGAGTACCAGCAACAAATTAAAGATACCACAGATCTTGTAGCAGAAAAAGTATCACTATCTGCTGGGCTTGATGAAGAAGTGGGACAGATTGAAGATTTGCGTAGAGAGGATAGAGACATTCGAGAGCTTTATCGTAAAATGTATGACAAATCAACAAAGATTATTAAAGAAAATAAGTTCTATCATGAAAACGATAATTGTCCAACCTGCAAGCAAGGTATATCTCATACTTTTAAAGAGGATATTCTAACTGATAATAATACTGCTGTAGAAGAGATTAGTAGAGGATTAGGAAAACTTGATCGTAAGTTGAATAGTATCAATGAACAAATAACTGCATATACTAAGTCGCTAGAAACTCAACAGGCTCTACAGAAACAAATTACAGAGCTTAACAACACTGTCACTCTTTGTAATGGGTTTATAGATGGTCTAGAAAAAGAAATTGAACAACTTCAGAACAATACCAAGCATATTGATGCTGGTACTGAAGAAATTAAAGAACTAAAGACTGAACTCAAGAATCGAATTGAGCTTAAAGAGACGTTACTGGAAGACAGAACGACCCTAGATGTAGCAGGAATGCTGTTAAAGGATGGTGGTATCAAGACGAAAATTATTAAGCAATATGTTCCTATTATGAACAAGTTGATTAATAAGTACTTAGCAGCAATGGACTTTTTTGTTAATTTCGAACTTAATGAGAACTTTGAAGAAACAATTAAGTCACGATTCAGAGACGAATTTAGCTATGAGTCGTTCTCAGAAGGTGAAAAGATGAGAATTGACCTTGCTCTATTGTTTACATGGAGAGCAGTAGCAAAGTTAAGAAACTCAACAAGCACAAACCTTCTGATTATGGATGAAGTATTTGATAGCAGCCTGGATCATTCCGGCACAGATGAGTTCTTGAAGATTATCTACTCACTGGCTGGAGACACTAATGTGTTCATTATCAGCCATAAGGGGGATCAACTATACGACAAGTTCCATAGTGTGATCAAATTTGAAAAGCACAAAAACTTTAGTAGGATTGCAGCATGATATATGATCTAGTAAAACCAGACCATCCTTTGTTATCTACCAAGCTTCAACCTTTCGACTTTGATAATCCTCCTATTGATCCAGTTGAATTAGCAAATAATTTAATTGAAACAATGATTAAGTATAAAGGTATTGGATTATCAGCCAATCAATGTGGATTGCCTTATAGAGTGTTTGTTCTTTGGTCCAATCCAACCAAGGTAGTTTTTAATCCAAGAATTGTCGATCAGACTACAGAAGAGGTTCAATTAGATGAAGGATGCCTTACATACCCTAATTTGTTTTTACCTATCAAGCGTCCTAGTATTATCAAAGTTAGATTTCAAGATGCCAATGGAGAAACCCAAAACGACAAGTTTATTGGAATGACTGCAAGAGCATTTCAACACGAGCTTGACCATTTAAATGGGATTGTGTATACTAAGCATGCTAACCCTATTCATTTGAGTAGGGCTATGAACCAGAAAAAACAACTTGACCGAATGGCTAAACGAAATACAAGGTGAAGCTGCATTTGTTATAAATACTAGGGAGAAATTTCCCTGGAGCCTATATGGGCAAAAAATCAGACATATATTATCCTTTATACAGACTTACAAATACCAAAACCAATCAATATTTTGAAGCGCGAGGAATTAAACCACTGTTAATTTTAGCTGGGTTAAGCCCATTGACTCCATCAAGCCAACTTAAAAAAAGTAGAAAATGGAAACTAGAGCATTTAGAAGACCCTTTAGAATGGGATGAAAGCTCATATAGACAGGGCCTGTATAAAAAGACCAAACACAGATATAAAACATATGAAGAAAGAAAGTTTTTAAGAGATCCTTTATATGAAAGACGCAAGAAGTGTAGATTAAATGGGTGGAAAAATCTAGACGGCTCTCAGTTTACTGCAGAGCAGCACAATAGTATGTTGCAATTGCCATGTTCCATATGTAACTCGACTACAAGAATTTGCGTTGACCATGATCACATTACCATGTTTGTACGAGGAACTTTGTGTTCAAAATGTAATTTAGCTCTTGGGTATGTCGATGATTCGGTTGACATTTTACAAAAATTGATTGAATACTTACAAGTTCATTCTAGGAAATTAAATAATGGCAAAAATT